CCTTTAATTTACTAAATATCAATAATATGCACAACTTTTTATACATATTTTTTTATCAATCTAATTCCGCCAACGGGTGTTTATCTATTGTTTTCATAGTCTTTTCGGGTTATGTTGCGAATCGCAACGTTAACGGATGTAAATAGCCTGCCCACCTCGTAAGATAAGGTGGGAAAGACTTGATTAATAAATAATATTGTTATTACATATTAAGAAGATATTCTCCTAATGCATGAGCTTTTTCTCTTGAAATAAAAGCCACACTGTCACGCTCATGGTCTTCAGGATCTGATATACACACTGCTATCATATCGTATTCGGAATGTGATACTGTTATATTTACTGTACCATATTCATCTTCCATTGTCGCATATTGAGAAAAAAGGCCCTCTCTTATTGCCATTTCGGTAGGATTCCCATTCTCGTCAATCAATCCATTTTCTAAAGCTATTTTTTGAAGATCCTCCACTGAACATCCCAACTTATCTGCTACTTCATCAAATGTTAAGCTATTATTCATTTTTATTTCCATGATCATGCAGCCATTAAAGATTTAAACTTATTCAGAAAATACACCTGACCTTTACCTGTAACGTAACAGGTATGTTTTATAAAAATGGGATTTTCACCCGATACTATCGGTCTTTCTTTCACGAAGAACAATCCCATTTCTGCCGCCCTCTGTGTAGGCATATAGTCATTTATATATTTATTCTTCGATCTGCTGTATCGCTGCCTTCTGATAAGGAACTTGTTCTCTACCATCCATTCATAAAGCCTTATTTCTCCAATCTTATATCCGTTTTGGGTGATAAGTTTCGCAAGATCTCCTATGAGAATATTGGTAGACGAGCTTGTTACACATTCCGTGAATACTACGGCTGGCTTTGCTTCCTCTATGATAGTCTGCTTCTCTTGTTCCTTCTTCTGCACTTCCAATGCCAATCGTTGCTTTTCCTCCCGTTCGCTCTTTAACTGTGTAGCTAGACTGATAACCAAGTCGGGATTGTTAATCATTTGCTCCAGGGTTGGCTGCGTGGCGGTCATGCCGTATCGCATCAACTCATCAAGTTTTTCAGTACACCACAGTTTCAAATCAATGTCTAACCATTGACAGAAATCAACTACTATTAATCTGTGCATCCAAGTACCACCTCCGTTATGTGATGAACCTGCCTTTGATATAACTAATTGATTTTCAGAAATACCATATTTTCTTGTAATTGCGTTAATTAATTGATTTGTAGCAGGTAAGGACAAATAATCATTGGGACGCTTTCCGTAGATTTTAGCAAGCTGTGTGGCGTTAACCATAACATCATCTTTGATGTCAAAAAGTACTTCGTTCCCATTATAGGAGAAAGTCTTGCTCGTTTCGTGAGCTGACGCAATCTGTACGGTACTATTATTCCCGTTCAAATAGATTTCATTTGGTTGTAGCATGAAATGAAATTATTTGTTATTAAATAAAAAAGCAGACAAATATCCTAGTTTGCTACAACCTACCATTGCCATTGGGCGATGATACACGGATATCGTCTGCCTATATTTTAATATATAAGTTTCCTTACGGGCATAAAAAATCCCATTGGCATATTTAATAGTAAGTTGTAGCACTACAAAGGTACAACATTTTTTCAAACAAACAAATAATGAAAATATATTTTTCATTGTTATTTTCACACGCATAATATCCATCTTTCTAATGACTTTCAACACGCCACAATATGCCTTACCTGTAATTTCTGCAATTTGCAGTGAACTTATTGTTCTTTTTTCGCCATTTTCCCCATCAATAGGTATTAACTTATTAAAATTTTCCATATCTTTGCGATATAAGATTAATATTGTTCCCCGTTGGCGGCTCAGTCACTTCCGCCTTCGGGGATTTATTTTGACTGATTGTAGCAGGTGAGGGATCGAACCTCATTGTGCCATTATTCACTCCTGCTTTCCTTCCTTATACTATCTATACCGTACCCTATCCCTCACCTACCTAATATTTAATTAGGAAGCTGGGTTAACATTCAGACTACATAATATATAACTGAATGTTTGTGCTGATTATACAGTTCCGCCCTCACCTGCCTAAGAGTCTTATCTCTTAACTTGTATCTCGGTCTCTTGTCAAAGTGGTAAAATCTTTGTGAGTCGCCTGTCGTTGGTACGTGGAACGGAGCAGGACATTACAAGAGTTATAATCAACAGAAGAGCCTTTTTATCTCACGGCTGTCATTGGTTTAATCCAAAGTTCCGCACGGTGGGCACTGATAGAACCGATTGTATGGATTTAATCTAACTTATAGGAAAGAAAAAATCCGTTGCTAAAGTAGAGAGGCAACGGATTTCCAAATATAAAGAAGGCTCACGTTTGAGCGATTGTTTAATCATGTGTCTGTTGCCTCTCTACTTGCAACGGCTACAAAGGTAAATGATGTTTTTACATTATACAACACATTATAAATCAATACAAAACAATCTAAAGCATGCTGTAATGTAAAGTAATGCAGAGTAACGCAAGGTAATTAATGATATGGCGTTTTTATACTATAATTTAGACAAAATCTAAATTACAACATAAATGATAGTTTTGTTTTTCAATTAAAAAATAAATATCTTTTCGCACAAGACATTTGAGGAAAAATCAATATTTACATTGGGAGAACATTGGGATATTTTCGGTAATACAATTTAGTCAATGTAGATTTAAGGCTGTTATAGTCTTTGATAAAGCCTAAATCTATCCATTGAGCTATCTGTAATTCTAACTCATATAATTCGCGGATTTTATCTTCATCGCCAATCTTATTACGCATTTCTGATTCATGTTTGCCATAAACTATGATGTTTAGAGACTTGGCTAAGTCCTTAATCTTTTTCTGGAATATATCCCCAGGGAGTATTGAACAAACGGCATGACACATAGCAGGATAAGCATCTCCAGCTAAATTACGGTATTGAATCATCTCATCATATACGAAGCGTATTACCTTTACTTCAAAGCGAGGATTAATCCACATGGCAAATTTGGTAAATAAGAAAGGATGCATCCATACTTCTTCTTTAGGTCTGCCAGCTTTACCCTTCTCTTTAACCTTACTCTTCTTAACTACCTGATTATCAATTTTAGGGGAATTTTCCCCTAAACCATTTTCACGTTCTTCAGCTATGAGCGCTTCTATAAAATCTCCAGTTCTTTTAGCCAAAAGAAACTCATCCATTTTTCTTTGTTCATTTCCTTTTACTGAATTCCATTGACGTAACAAGTCCCCACCGTCAAAATAGCTATCTTTTGTTCTCTGACTAACTGTAAATTCACCCATTGGGCGAATCATGATTTGATTCGTTTTCATGTCTTTTCGTTCACAAGATGTTCCGTACATCTTAATACGGGATATAAAAAAATGCGGCAACCGATATAGAGGAGTCGGCCACCGCATCATATCCATTACTCTTAATGAATATATAATATCTTTCTATGCGAAACCTCTATCTATCGCTGTTGCTAAATTAATAAATAATACGGGAAACGCCAAAATAATAGAATGATAAAAATCACCATTTTACGGAAATATGAATTCAACAAACTCACCCGACCAGTTTTCACCTTCACGACAGAATTTATACACATCTCCAACCTTGTATAATATATAAACACATTCATCCATAACAGCAGCCTTCTCTGCGATTGATCGCATATGCTCCATTTCCCTCATTGACTTATTCCCTTGGCACAAGCAGTTTTTCATAATTCGGTTCAATTCCATTTTTTGTTAATAATACTTTATAGTTCGCACCTCCTTATAAATTTCTCAATAGAGGGCATAAGCCTGTACGTAACATAATGCCTCCTTGCTTTGGAGCTTACCTTGAAAATTTTATAACCATATTTCTTCTCAATATCAGAACCAAAAGAAACGCCATAGCTGGCAATCCTTATACCATTTGATATTGGTATTGCCGTGATGGAACTATAAAAATCTCCACGTATGATAAGGTTTGGAGTATTGTTCCCTCTTGCAGAAAAACCCAGATATGAAGGTTTCGGTTTCTGTATCTTTGTCTTCCAATTTTTATAGCGTTCGGCGTTTTTCTTCCAATGCTCTCCATAAGTTTTTTTAAAGTATGGGTCCTCTGTATATCCGGGAATTAAAGGACTTTCATCGCCATCAACACCACTATATAGCTGTTCTCGTATATATTCCTCAAACTGAGGAACATCCCTTTCCATCTTATCCCTTATCATTGGCTGAATGCCATCAGCCAATTTCTTCCAACATCTCGCGTATTCCTCCAATGTCATAGCAAAACGGGGGATCAATCTCCCCCGCCTCCTAAATTACTGTTATTGATAATTCTATTATATACGGAAACCAGCCTTGATTTCCGCCTTTCTCTAGAAATGTCCTTCCAGAATACATCTATATTCTGAGCGACAAACTCATCCAATGAAAGTTTGACCACCTCGGACTCTATAAATGTGACTCCATTAATTCTCATTGTACCCATTGTTCAATTCCAATGACCCCATTAGCCTGTAAAATAGAAGGAGATTTAAGCACCGGCACACCTCCTGTCGCTGTAAGCACACCGTTACTGTATTCCAGTGCTGATGCACCAGAAACGACCGTTGAAGCCTTCTCAGACAATATAGATCCATAATATGCAGTAAGATCCGTGCGGTCATAATGATCCACGAGCTTATATGTATTTTCAGGAGATGTCATTTTGACAAACTCAACGTAATTCAATCCCTTGAGAACATTTTCCAAATTGACACCCGCTTGCTTTACAGACATGTTTTTCATCATCTTCTCGGTATCGGAATACATCGCATTAAACGCAAGATAAGCCTTCTGACCGCTTGAATCATAAGCCTGTCCTGTAGGGTAAACACCAGATAATGCAAAACCCGCAAGTTCATCTGTCCCGTCATCTTCTCCGTAGATTACATTATTCTTGTCAAAAACATACATATCAAACAATGTATCCTTGTTGGCTACAAGATTAGCTTGTAAAGCTAGATTAAACTTACGCAACGTGAATGTATCCGTCCTTGCCGAATAGCCCGTTATTTCCGACCCGGCATAACCATTTTCTGTTGTATTGGGTTCACCGCCGCTTACCGCGTATTCCGAAAATCCTGTAATAGGATAAATTCTGTCCGGATAATCAGCATGACAGGCTTCCTCCAAAGCCTCAGCAGTCAATTCTTTGGGCAGTTTTTTGCCATGAATGACCAATATAACACCTGCGACCTTGTCCGGTTGCAGGGGGCAGTAACTCATTCCAGTATTAAATCCGGACGTGCTGCCGCACTCTCTAATATCTGTTCGCATAACAATTCTGATTTTTAACTGTTAAATCCAAATTCTTTATTTCAATAGCATCTATCTTTTCGCCAACTTCCTTACCGTCAACATCAACAGCGCCACGTCTTCCAAAACTATAATTTTCTGAATATGTATGGCTTACAATACCGGAGTAACCGAAATCAAATTTATCACATTTTTTTAACTCTTCTATGAATCCGTAATACAAAGGTCGAAGAATACCTTCAAAAGATATCTCACGACGTTGTTCATTTGTATACTTTTCCAGTGTATTGGTAGCGATTATTATGTTTACAGATGCCTTACAAAAATAATTCTCACTATCCCTTTCCTCGTCTAAGGGAACATACAGCCCTATCATTGGGAATTTTCCCGATGCTGTCACCCTGCTTTTCCCAAGAAGAAGAAGTGTTTCCCTTATATAAGAACTGTCACCATATATGTAATTTATCTGTTGATCCATTCTTTTTGACAAGGAAGCACATACATCTGATATTATATCAATTATCATAACCCAAAGGAATTAATTGTTTCCATCAATTCGAAATCGGTGGCGATATCCGGATAGTCCGCATTATTGCCTTGAAGCCATCTCACAAGTCTGATATTCATTCTTACCATGTCGTTCCATGCAAACATCATTTTCCTTTCGGGACTTACAAGACGGCCATCATCTCCATCAGCCTTCACTCCTGTAATAGTCGCCTGAGTGTGATTATGTCTCAAGTAATGGAAGTATATATAGTTGGCGATGGGGGATTTGGAAATCTCCCTATCGCCATCACTATATTTCATGACAAGATGCGCTATAAGATCATCCCATCTTTTTTCCTTAGTTTTTCCATCGTTGGAAATATAGGATGAGAATTCCTTATACAACTTTTCCCCTAGGAGCTTCTCTAAATATTCCGGCTCATATTGCATTACAAAGCCTTGAAGGCTGTCAACAATTGCCTTATTAGTCTCAGAAGGAGTATGTATATTCAATACTGCACCTTCGATATCAAGAATACCACCTTGGAAAAAAGTATAATCCACCAACATTACACAATATCTTTGAGGTTCTTCTTTTTATTGAACAAATCTTCAGCACCGATTTTCTTAGCGTCTTCCATCAATTCCGAAGGAACAGTGGCAACACGTCCATCTTGGAAGAACTTACCTGCAAGTAACATATTAACACTTACTTTATCACCTTTTTTATAAACGGCCCCGTCCTTTGCGAACTCAACCTCATAAGTTTTAGTCAAATTTACTTTCATAATGTTTAATAAATTTATCCGCCAATACCGGCAGGGGTTATAGCTTCAATAACGGTCGCAATCTTATCCTTGACAAATGCAGTTTTATATTGCTTTTTAATATACACCATAAGACGTTTTTCACCAAGGATAGTCACCATATTTTTAGTGAAATCATCATTTTCCCATCCAAGTGTAATGGTAAGAACCCATACATCACGGATGTTAAGATAGTTAAAATCGCCAACCCAAATATCACCTTGTTTGATTGCAGTGCTGGTTTCCACTTTCAAACCTTGAATCAGTTCATCACCAATACGGAAAGGACGGAGATATTGTCCATTAACATCCTTAGTCAACTGCATCTGTGCATAGTCAAGAGGATGCATAAGCACAAGGTTTGGACGATAAGCCATATTGGACATTGATACAATCTGTGTATACATACCAACAATAACATCATAAGTGTTGGGTTTCTCTACTTTCAGAGCTGTCAAAGAGAATGTAGGTATATCACTCCCAATCCCTTTAATCTGACCGCCGGAACCAGTACCGGACAGAATGCCTTCTTCTTCTTTTAGCCCAATACGATTGATAATCTCGGCCCTAACCTCCGCAACTAACTGGGGCAAATCAGATAATGTTTCTTCGGATGTCTTTGTTCCAAGAGCCACCTTACCGGCATTGATAGTAACTTCTGCTAATGTACCGCTCATCATAGGCTTAAGACCGCCTTCTGGAACCCATTCGGCTTCTTCTTCACCCGGATTGAACTCCGCATAAGTCAATGATCGTGTAGATATTGCTGCCACATTCGCAAATTTACGGATTACAGTCTGAGAGCGTGGTTCAACAGACAATTGATTATCAATAGTCATATTATAATGTGGTGCCACATTTGTACTTGTCACAGGAGATACATCTTTTCTGTTGACAACAATCGTAAGGTTTTTCTTAAATCCTATAGACTGCTTACAAGCCGTTTTCAAGTCCACAGTTTTCTCTCCATGCTTGCCTACTGTGATGAAATCCTTCAGTTGCTCTTCAATCTGTTGGTCTACAGACTTGAACACCATTTGCCCGTCTTCATTCTTATGCATTGCACCTTTCATGCGAACGATTATCTCTTTCATCTCACCAAGTTCCTTACGCACTGTTTCCAATTCCTTTTCGGAATCTATCTTTTGAGAAACCTCATTTAATTTATCCTCAAAAGTTTTTTTGTCGATAGTATCGTCCATGAAATCGCCTACAGTAGCGTTTATTGCGTCCTGCAACGCCTGTAATGACTTCACGGAAACCTCATCCATTACCGACAAATCAATTTTGCTTAAAAAGTCAAATTTCATGCTTCTTTAAGTTTTAAAGGTTTTGTAAATAGTTTTATTTTTTCATCGGCTCCCTCTTCATCAAGTGGCTTGTCTGCCGGCTTGTATCGAGCGAGTGACATCGCTTTTCTTACTAACATTTGGATTTCCTCCCTCTTTCTTATCGGAAGTCCTTTACATACATCACTTATTTCAACCGGAAGTGACTCCAACGCACTTTCATATTCTTCTGCCGATTTCAGACCAAGATATTCAGTTTCTCCGTTACATCCTATGGACACTACGGATATCTCATACAGAATGACTTCCTTTACAACCAAGCAATCACGTTCCCTGTCATATTCACATTTTTCCCATACATAACTATAACCTATAGAGAACTGGTTCAAAGTGCCACTTTCAAGCTGCTTCAACGCTTGATTTCCTCTTTCCACATCATCAATAGACGCTTCAAAGTAAAGCCCTTTCTCATCTTCTTGCAGAAGCGTAATGCGTCCTATAGGCTCATGCATGTCATGCATCCACAACATGATAATCTTATCATTAGCAGAACTTCCCGGGCCTCTCTCCTGTATGCTTTTTGAAAAACAACCTTTCAGGAGCATGTCACCGGACTTATCAATGTTATTGAAAACCGCAGCATAACCACTGATAGTTCTACTGCCAGAATCATATTGTATCTCCTTTGCATAAAAAGCTAAGGATTTATACTGCTTCCCCAACCTGTTCTTGTATTTGCTTGTCTCCATCATTATTTATTTCACTTTTAAATTCTCCCTTAGGGTTATCAGGATCAATATCTGTAAAATTGGACATTTCGGTTCTTGCTTCTTCAAAAGTAATCAGCCGATTGTTATACAATGAAGCTACAGCATTAGAGGCTGTAGACAAGGCATCCGCCAATTCTTTCATATCCTTTTGAAGGCAAGGGACATGAGTGAAGTCCATTTTGATTATTGCCCTGTCCTTACATATAGCATTAGTCAGAACCTCTGTTATAGATTCACTGTCAGGGATAATAAGATCCTGATATGCCGCTTTCTTTGCTTGAGAAGAGTTATCATAAGTACTTCCTTGTATAATCAGATTGGGGTCAAAGCCTATCGTCTGAGCTATCGCTTCCAAACACGCCTTATCCTCCTCATGAAGCTTCAATTGGTCTGTATTTGACCCCAATGTAATCCACCCTAGTTTCTTAGGAGTCACCATGATTTCATACAACTTATGCACTATACCATATTTCCTTTTGAAATCATCCTGCAATTTCTTGGATTCAGACGGAGTAATAGCTGCATTCCCTACGTCAGTCGTATCATTCCCGTATAGTATCCCTTTAGGTCCTCCATTAACAATAAGGTTTCCTCTCCCTATCAGTTGAGCCATATAGTTTCGAGTATGAGTAGATAATGCGTCCACAGGGGAGTGGAAGGTAATTCTCCCTCCATTATTACTTGGAATATCCATTATCGAATCGTATATGACAAAATACTCCTCATCACCAAGTTCTATATTCTCATTTCCCCAACGTATATATACCTTACTAGCAATTGAAGAAAGCTCTGTTTGAGTAAACGGGCCCTTACCGAATGATTCCATGTAGAATAATTCGGGAGGTATTACCATCATGGATTTAGGGAGATCAGACTTTAAAGCTCTTAGTGTATAGACAGGGCAAAATCCGAAACACTTCAAAGATATCTCAATCTGCTTTATAAAAGAACGCCCACTCTGTATCACATTCGGACGATTCAAAAGAGTCACAATGTCTTTAAAACTCCTCTTCTCGTTTCCGTTAATATCCGTCACATAATACCGCCCATTCTGCATCATTCTTCCGCAATGATCTAGAACCATTGCAAACGGCCAACATTCATGTAAGGCTCTTGATTTCCCTTCAACGGTCGACATGTCAAAATCTATATTCCCTCTATTGTCAGAAAACAGATTTTCCACCCATTTAGGAACATAAATAAAATTACCACCATCATCTTTACCATGATAAGTAGCATCACTATACATATCCTTATTCGACTTCTTTAAAGAAGGTATCTTAAACCATTGTTTCATTGTTCAACAATAAAGGCAACCGCCGTTATAATACAGCAATTGCCTCCACAGTGATCACGTTCTAAAAGTGGGTATGGTGTAACTTCACACCATGAAGGCTATTGCCTGCTACAAAGGAACAAATTAATTTATTTATTAACAAACAATTTAAATATTATTTTTGTTTAATCTAAATTAAAATAACAGATTATACAACATATATTTTATTAACCTTTTTTCCATGTGGATACAACCTGTTTGATATCTTTGCTATTGTCTTCTTGGGAAAATGGGATAGAGAGTAGGGCGTGGATTGAACGGCTGCTGTGCTTTTTGCTAGCGGTCGTTCTTTTTTTGTATTCTTATTTGCGAAAGAGAGAAGCAATATTTATCTTTGTGGAAGCGTGTGAAGATGCACGCCACATTGATTATGACGAAAAGACATACTACATATTTGATAAAGCCAAGAGCTTGTTGCGGATTAGTTTCCGTGGCAGGCTCTTTTTTTGTCATACAAAATAAAGGTTAGTTTGAAAATCGGGTAATCCAAAACGTGTAATTGACGGTAATTAAAAGTTAACATAAAATTAGGTAATATGACAGATTTAGTTTTTAAAGGTCAGAATGATCAAGTTTTAACCAATAGCCTAAAGGATTTTATTGAAACAATGTATCCTGATTTAGGAGATTGTATAAAGTTGTATGAAGATTGTTACACAAAATGTATAATTTGTGCTGACGGTAGCGTATTAACGCAACTTGAATTAGCTGATTCATTAATAGAATATGCGCTCCTTGGTAATTTTGACAAAGCTGTAGTTGTAAATAGTTACTTATTCGGAGATTGTAAGATGTTGCATTATGCGATACTTAAAACTATGGCAGAAGTATTAAGTAATCCTCCCAAAAATTGTAAAAATAGAAGTACATATCTTATGAAAGACAAGAATACAGGTCTTGTAAAAATAGGTTCTTCTTCAGATATATCCGTTCGTATTCAGACATTATCTTGTGGGAATCCATATCTATCTATATTGGCTGTTCTTGATAAAAACATAGAAAAAGAACTTCATCTCAAATTTGCAGATAAAAAAATAAAAGGTGAGTTTTATAATCTTACAAATGAGGATGTGTCACATATAATAAAAAAATATGGATTTACAAGCTATGTAAAATCTATTATATAAAACTTACTTTCAATGAGAGATGTAATCTACAATTTTATCAACGAGCACATGATGATACATATTGTGCTTATAGCCTTGTGTATTGCGGCTACAATGGGGGCGATGTTAGTGGACCTTATTACGGGAGTTATGAAAGCCAAACAACGGGGAGAGGCAAGAACATCCACGGGGTATAAGAAAACAGCCGTCAAAGCGAAGAAGTATTTCACCCCGTTCATAGAATTGTGCTTCATTGACCTGTTATGCTGCGTAGTTATCCCCTTCCCTATTTTTTCAATGATTTGGACGGGGTACTGCATTTTCTGTGAGTTTAAATCAGTTCGTGAAAAATCATGGGAAAAAGCGGAGTTGCGCAAGGCAGAAAACACAATGAGTGTGATTATCGAGAACAAGGATGATATTGCCAAGATCATGGCTCAGATATTGTTTGATAATGAAAACAAGAAGGAGGAAAAGAAATGAAGTATTTTACAATTGCGGAACTCTGCAAGTCAACGACTGCTGACCGCTTGGGTATCAACAACAGATGCAGACAGGAGCATGTGACTGCTCTGACTGCCTTGGTGGATAACGTACTGGACCCGTTACGCACATGGTGGGGAAAGCCTATAACAGTAAACAGTGGTTATCGCTGCCCGAAACTTAATGCAGCTGTCAAGGGAAGTAAGACCTCGCAGCACATGAAAGGGGAAGCTGCTGATATTGATACTGGAGACCGTCAGCAAAACAAGTTGTTGTTTGAATATATCCGCAAGAACCTGCCCTATGATCAATTGATTAACGAAAGCAATTTTGCATGGGTGCACGTCAGTTATCGAGCTGACGGTGCCAATAGAAAACAAGTGTTAAGTTTATGAAACAAAGGATCTATATATGGATTGCGATAACGATAGCATTGCTATTGGTACTTATTTAAATACAATAATATGAAATGGCTTCCTTATATATTAATAATTGTACTCGCTTTCGGTTTAGGATGGTTTGTAAAGCCATCCCCCGAAGCAGTTATAGAGGCAAGAACGGATACGGTGTTCAGTACAAGTATCATTGTAAAGAGAGATACTGTAAAATATTATCTTCCTTCTCCAATACTGTGTTGGCATGATGGTGATACAATCCATGTAGGAGACACTGTTCTTCCTGTTGAGCAGAAGATATACAGAGATAGTGATTACATCGCTTATGTGAGTGGTTACAGACCTAACCTAGATAGTATCTATGTTTGCTCTAAAACACAGACAGTAACAAACGATATCCATCACACGGTGAAGATAAAACCCAGAAGATGGGGACTGGGAATAACAGCCGGTTATGGATTTGGTAAGGATGGCTTTTCTCCTGCGGTTATCGCAGGAATAAGTTATAGAATATGGTAATCAACAGAAAGGAGGTAAAAAGATGAGATAGCAACATCAAGTATTATTCGCCACAGGTAGAAGTGTGGCATATAATAGAAAAACTCATTTGATAAAAGTAATTCTTTCAGGGGGCAGAATTAAAATAACCCCCGACACTTGAAGTTTAACGCCAATCAAACTTTAAAGCATACAAAAGCATACATAGGTAAGTGTCAGGGGTAGTAATATCCTTACTTATTTCCTACGTATGCTTTTGTCATGATTGTATTTGATTGGCAAGGCAAAAATACAACAAAAATTTAAACCACAATGTGTAAGTCTGAAATTTTTGCCAAAATAATAGCTCTTGTTTCTAAAGGAACAGAAATACCTACCGAATTAATAGTAAGTGACAACCGTGTCACAGAGATTGTTAACGCTAGATATATCCTTGTATATATTCTATACGAAAAAGGATTTTATCCATCTCAGATTTCTTCTCTCATTCATAAAACTAAGCGTTCAGTGAACTATATGATATCAAATTTTCATATACGTCTAAAAAGTGAAAAAATGATGAGAATATATTGGGATAATATAAAGAATTTGTTGGGAAACAACTGATTCCTCATGAGATATGATATATATACTTTTGTGAACGGTCGATTTTGACCGGATACAAAATACAAATACTTATGGAACGAACTTATGTTTTTAACCAAGACGGTGGAACCGGTGCAAACAATGGCCTGCTTGCGTCCATTCTTCCGTCCTTGCAGAACCGTGGAATTGACACTGGCTATCTGATGGGGCTGATGGGAGGAAACGGAAACGGAGGTTTCTTCGGAAACAATGGCGGTTTTCAGGACATCATCGCATTGATTGTGATTGCAGCCATCTTCGGTAACGGGAACTTCGGATTTGGTGGCAACAACAACCAAGGAGCGAACGAAGGAAGAGAAATGATCATGCAGACACTTAACCGAAACGGTGTCGACATTGCAGCATTAGCACAAGCTGTGAACACATCATCAGACCAAATCCTTGCCGGTATTAACTCTGTATCACAGGCTATCTGCGGTCTCGGCAACCAAATGGGCCAGAACACCAACAGTATCCTAACTGCGATCATGCAAGGTAACAACGCTCTGACATCTCAGATCTGTAGCTGTTGCTGCGACATGAAACAGCTTGTAACCACACAGGGATACGAGAACCAGCTTGCGATGTGCAACCAGACTAACACATTAGTCAACACTGCTAACCAGAACACATTGTCATTGCGTGATGGTGCGACAGCCAACACGAATGCCATCCTTGCCAAACTTGACGCTATCCAGAATCAGGCATTGCAGGACAAGATCGCATCTCTTACTGCGGAAAAGGCTACTTTGACAGCCGAAATCTCTCAGCGTAACCAGAACGCCACTATCCTGAGTGCGGTAGGACAACAGATCGCTCCTTTAGCAGCCGGATTGCAGGCATTGCAGAGCGATGTTGATGGTATAAAATGTAAATTACCTAACACTGTCCCGGTACAATACCCTAATATTGTAGGTGTGAACGTGGATACATATCGTGCCGCAGCATACGGTGCTTATGCAGGTGATGCTGTATATGGCCGTGGTGGTTACGGATGCGGTTGCAATAACTACTGGGGTTAATCCGGTGAGAAAGGAGGTAGATATGTGGCCTAACTTTTTTACAGGATTTCCGTTCCCGTTTCCCTCCCTTGGCAGAGTGAATTACAACACTCTTCCTACGGTGGCTGTAACAGTCGGTACTGAGAATGTGACTTTGGAGCTTCCTAACCATGCGTTCCGCAACAGGGATTATGTCGGAGGGTTCTATGTCAATCTTCGTCAGGCGATCCCTGCCGGCACGACTGCCACGCTGCCTATATTGATAGGGACCAACGGGGATACAAGACCGTTGTTAGCTTACAACAACGAGCCTATTACGGTTGCCAACCTTGCCGGAACCGGTATTTATGAAATCCACTATAACAAATACACCAACGAGCTGTTCCTTGTTAATGGCGGATACAGACCTACCGCTACTCCGGCTGCAACGGCAGAAGCAATGTCAAGCAAAAGCAAGTAGTTAACACGGGTGCCGGGGTTCTTGGCACCCTATTAAAATTAAACCAATATGTTTCAATCACTTCGTACCAATAACCAGTTATATATACTTCATAAGGATGCTAACCCGTTTATCGAATACGGCCCGGTAGTCAGCGTTTCCGCTCCCAAGCCGAAATATCCTATGGCATCCCCTATGGGACAGTTGCCCCAAATGGAAATGGTTGTGGATGTTGTTGTCTGTATCAACGGGCAGAACACGACTTTCCAAAATCTTCCTGCCGGCATGGATATAGCCGACTTCGGACAGAACGGCAATATCGTAGTGTCATGCTCACGTGATGCGATGAATAACGAGGTCGCTTCTATGAAACAGAAAAGCATAGACATCATCAACAGCATGGATTTTCACAATTCCGTCATTGCAGGGTGTGACAAGATGCTTACGCTCTTGAACCCTGAATTTGCCGAGAAACAACGTCAGGAGCAGGAAATATCCTCTCTGAAAGGGCAAATGGCGGAAATGAGCAAGAACATGTCTGACCTTATGGAATTGAACAAACGGCTTATGGAACAGCTCGGAGTGGTTGAAACATCCAAAACAAAGAAATGATTATGGGAATGTGGGAAATATTAGAAGAAGGGCGTGACGATTACGGACGCGGCTTCGGTATGAGAGGTGACGAGGTGGAAGAAGCCTACAAGGAAGGCTGCCGCCACGGTTACGAAAAGGCCATGAGAGAGATTCATGGAGACATGGGCTTCCGTGATGGCGGAAGAAATTATTCAGGATCAGGTATGGGAGAACGCAGATATCCCGGCTATTTCCCTGAATATCCCCGCATGGATGACATGGGAGAACGCAGACGCAGACGCGCCAACGGTGAGTTTTATTAATGGTGGAGGGGTGGAATGCCCCTCTTTTTAAACAAAGGTTATGGAACAGAGATTGGATACATACAGCAGATTCCCATCTGGCATGAGGGAATATCTGGAAGCATACGGCTTTCATTTCAGCAAGAAACTTTATGAATGGGCCGTCTCAAAAATGAAAGTGAAAGACGAAACCACGGGTAAAGAAAAAAAGTTGGAGCCGTGGAGCAAAGATGAAGTGGACGATATGCTGAAAGCGAACGGAATTACCATCGAGCACGACAAGGGTTATGACGTTGCTTATGTCGCAAACATGCTGAAAGCGGATTTCTATAAAAAATCATTGGTTGACGAGGCGCATTTGTGCAAGCATATAAAGTGCTACCTTGATGATATTGATGGCGATCCTTGCAGGGCGTTTGACGAGTTCTTTGCCACCTGTATAGGTAAAGGGATTCCTGTAATCTGGTCGGATGTGATATGATTGTTCAGGAGTTCTACATACCAAAATATGGGGACTGGCACGTCAAAGTGTATTATGCGGTACACACCTATTGGGCGGATCGGATCATTATGGACCTGTACCGTATAGGATGCAGGGGGGATTCCCTCAAGCGTGCGTATCGCAATCTGACTGAAGGCAGAATGAATACCGGTCTAACCTATTCGGACTACAGGAGAAGAGAAACAGTAATGGTTATCTCACTAACCTCCACTCCCGAAGAGTTTCAAAATTCGTGGGATCACGAAAAAGGTCATTTGTGCCGGCATATCTCCAAGGCTTTCGGGATTGATCCCTATGGTGAGGAAGCGCAGTATCTTAGCGGATATGTGGGGCAGAAGATGTTTCCGGTAGCGAAGAAATTTTTATGTGAACATTGCAGAAAGGGACTGGAAAAATAATAATCGAACAGAAGCGTTCTTTGACTTGTTGGAATTACCGTTTTTACAAAATAGTCGTGAAATTATATACATAAATCCAATAAAATTATATATCTTAATTATAGATATATATTGGAATAACAAATACTTTATTCTATCTTTGAGCCGAATTTTAAATTATAGATGGAAATGGAACAAGAAAACAACAATGCGATTCTTTCTTTTGAAGACTTTAAAAACCAAAACGGCATCGTTTATTGGTGGGCCTCAGAAGTAATGGTTATGCTTGGATATAATGATATGAAAGCATTTTGTAAAGTTCTTGACCGCGCAACAAAGGCTTTTGTTTCGCTCAACATTCCTCATTATGAAAATATAATAGCTGTGAAACGCAATAATAATGGTGTTGAGTTCCAAGACTTCAAACTTACACGTTTTGCGTGTTATCTTGCTGCTATGAATGGCGATCCAAAGAAGCCAGAAGTAGCATTGGCGCAAGCTTATTTCGCACAGCAAACACGAAAATTTGAATTATACATTGAAAACAATCAGGAAATAGACCGCGTGCTAATACGTGAAGAACTTGCAGATGGAAACAAATCTCTCGCTTCAACGGCAAAAGCCGCAAATGTTACTGATTATGCAAAGTTTCAAAATGCAGGTTATCTGGGTATGTATAATATGGAATCGTGGAAGCTTGAAAAGAAACGTGGCGTTAAAAAAGGAAAGCTATTTGACAGAATGAGCCGTACCGAACTTGCTGCCAATCTATTCCGTGTTACCCAAACCGAAGAGCTTATAAAGAGTAAACAAATATCTGGACAAGCTAATTTAGAACAAACACACTATACTGTTGGAAGACAAGTCCGAAATATAGTAGAACAAAATACCGGGCGCAAACCTGAACAGTTGCCACAAGAAAAAGAATTGCCTATAATTAAAAAAGCTCTTAAAATGACAGCAAAGGAAATGAAAAAGATTGATAAATAATTTTTTCGAATTGTAGTTTTGTTCTGCAATCTAAAGGTGCGAAAAAAGATAACCCCCATACATCTACACTAGTGAGCTACGGTCAACGTAGCCTTTCAATGTATCAAGGGCTATCTTCATGGCGCAAAGATAAAATTAAATATTCAAAAACGCAAAATAAAGTAACTATTTAGCATTAAGCGGTAATTCCCAACGGGTTTTACCGCTTTTTTTATGTTAACAGAATATGGAAGAAGATAAGTTGAACATATTGCTTGAGCAGGCTGGTGATGTGCCTCACTGGTATTTTTGTCGTTTACTTGCTGTGATGCGATGGAACGTATAGAGAGGTTCATTTATAGACTGATACCTCTTGTCGTGTTGGCAAGGGTGATATCGTTGTGCCTATGAACTAAAAGCGATAACTCATAAGCACAACGGATGGATTTATATAATACTGTTTAATTTTTCCGCATGTTTTTCTACTGAACTATTTAGAATTTTTGCATAAACTTGTGTGACTGAAACCTTTGTGTGCCCTAGCATCTTAGACAACGTTTCGATAGGTACGTCATTTGCTAAAACAACAGTGGTAGCGAATGTATGCCGGGCTATGTGACTGGTTAAGGGCTTTTTTAAGCCGATAAGTTCAGCTATGATTTTAAGGCTTCTGTTAAATGACTGTACAGTAGGGACTGTAAATTTATAATCGTATTTTTTTAATATTTCCATTGCTGGAGTAAGTATAGGTGTGTAAAATTTGGTTCCGGTCTTGATACGTTCTCCGTCTATATATGCAACTCCGTTATGTTCTACAGTACATCTGTCATAATCAAACATGTATAAGTCAACCCATGATAAGCCGGTATAGCATTGAAATATAAACTGGTCACGTACTTTTTGTAATTGTCGATCATTCAACTCTATATTGCGGATAGATTGCAGTTCGTCCATTGTGAGAGGCTGTCTTGTTTTATATCTACCATGTTTATCTTTGAATACCCTGTAAGGTGTGTCCTCGATAAGTCCAAGCCGAAGCGCTTCATTAATATAAGGTTTTATTCTCTTATGGTATCCATGTATTGTTGTCTGTCCTCTTGTTGGATCTTCTCTTCTTATAAACCTGTCAAATAAAGCTATATTTTCAGGAGTGATATCGTCAAATGTTTTAATTACTCCGGAGCGTTTTAGAGCTTCCAGTGCTATAAGGTGCGCTCGTTTGGTTGACCATTTAAGATCCCTTCTTTGTAACTCGTCATAAGCGAAATCTAAAAATGACGATTTAGACTTTACGTGTTTTTCGTTATAAAAAATATTAAAGTTTTTTAGATTGATGTCTTTTCCTTCTTTTCTTATATTTTTGATAATATCATCAAACTTTTTTACATATTGGGTTATTGCTTTATTTAATTGTTTGAATTTAGCGTGACGTACCACAAATTCTCCATCCCATTGGTTTGAATACAGTTCAATGTCTGTTGAGATCCATTTCCTTTCTGTACGTGAGAATTTAATTTCAATTTCAACCTTAGCTGATTTCTCCGGTGTTGCTTTCTTTTTTCTGTCGAATACCGGCTTGATTTTCCATGTTTCCATACTGTTTCTTTTTAGTTTATAATTTGTTAATTATGGTAAATGTGATACCAAGTGTGATACCAGCTGTGATACCAGGAACAAATTGGTATCACAAATAGTTCAACAGTGTAATGATAAGTAATGCACAGTAACGGAAGTAATCATCAGTAAGATTACTTAAACACGTTGAAGATCAGTCGATTAGGTTTGTAATATATTGATTTATAGCCTATTGGCGTAAAATAAAAAAAGGGAGCATTTTGACCCCCCTTGAGCCGAAACCGGGACTCGAACCCGGGACCTATTCATTACGAATGAATTGCTCTACCAACTGAGCCATTTCGGCAACTGTTTTTTCTGCAATATCGGGTGCTTTTCTGAAAAAGCGTTGCAAATATATATCTTTCTTTCGAAATAAAGAAACTAAAAGCGGATAATTTTTCAGTTATCCGATTTTGTTATGTCAATTGATGCCGGATTTATTGGTAGGCTTCTTCATGTATCCCTTTCATGGCCCATCCGCTTGGTTCGTTTATGTTCTTGAAAGCGGTATCCCACGTAAGAGCTTCAACGATAGAATTGTTTTCTTTTATGTAAAGATTATAACATCAAGGCGTAAAAACTATTTTACACTAATTGCTCTCCTCATCAAATACCCGTGATATACTGAAATTTACCCACTCCATACCCAAACAATTCAATATCCGTCAAAGTTTGATAGTCTTTACCTTACCCGGAATGATGGTCAGATGCACCGTTCCATCCTTTTCTATCTCCACCTTCTGATATCTGGCCTCCACCACCACTTTTCCATCCAG